ATCTGACGGAAAATTAGATGAAGTTACAGATGAAGAAAGATTATTATTTGAAAGTAAAGTTGATACTAATCAACTTTTTTTAAAAGGAATATTTTCTCCTAAAACTTATTTACAAAGAGACACTAAAAAAGAAACAGACACAGTTGCGGATGTGATGACAGGTGCAGTAACTGGTGTGCCTTTAGGTGTTAAAGCTATTGGAGAATTATTAACTACAGGTATTGATTATACTTTTGATACTAATTTTACTAAAAAACTAGATGAAGTTACTAAAAACTTTTTAAATGTTACAGGTGAACCTGAAACATTAGCCGGACAAATTACTCAGTTTGGTACACAATTTGCAATACCTTTTAAAGTAATAGATAAATTAATTAGAAATATAGGAAAACTTAAACCGTTTGTAGGAAGAACAGCGGGAATGAGAAATTCTAAACTGGTTAACAAAAATAGATTTATACAATCAGGTGCAAACATTGCACAAAGAATGGGTACAGGAGCTTTAGCTTTAGGAGCTACAGATTTTATAGCATCAGGTAAGGAAAGACTAGACCCTATGTTTTTAGAAAAAACAAATGAAGAAGGTAAAAGTGGTAGAGAGCTTGCCGCTGCCAGGTTTGCAAACAAAATTAAATTTGGAGCTGAAGGTGCATTAATAGGAGCAGGATTTCCATTGCTTGGACTAGCTGGTATGGGAGCTGTGAAAGGAATTGGTTATGGAGTAGGTATAGTTTATGATGTTGCAGGAAAAGTTATTAATCCTTTGGTTACAGCAGTTACTAAAGCTGCAGCTTTAGATCCAATTATATTACCCTCTATTGCAAAAGGAATAAGAGCAAACACTGATGTTATCTTTAATCAATTTGGAACTAGACTAGCACTAACAGGAATGGGTAGAACTAAACAATGGACTCAACAACTACCTGATTATAGTGAATGGAGAAAATTTACAGTTGATAATATAGATCCCATTAAATCTGGTTTGAAAAAAATAGATAATGCTCTTTCTATGATTAGATCTGCTGGAAAAAATACAGCTGAGGCTTTGTTTATTAAAGGTTCTGCTAGTAGAGATATTAGGGCTTCTGCTAAAAAAATACAAGACTTATTAAAAAGTATTGAAGTTAAATCATATGATCTAGCAAAAGGATTTGAGAAATCATACAACTCTAATAAAACTTCTCCTTCATTAATGAATTCATACTTAGATGAAGTATTAGAAGTACTAGAAGGTAAAAGAAAATTAAGTAATCTTCCAGAATCAATTCGTAACACAACTAGATTATTAAAAGATGAAATTGTAAAAATAAATAAACAATATAAAAAGTTTATTCCAGATAATGATGGTTTTGCTCATGCATTAAACACGGGAACTAAAAGTTACATTAAAAAATCTTTTTCATTTTTTAATAATCCTGGTTATGCAATGCCTACAACAGATCCTATTTTTGTTAGAGCAGCTAATTTTGCAGAGAACGTTATTAAAAAAGATAGAAATTTAATTGATGAGGCTGTTGCAGCTGCAGGTAAGGGAGTAAGTCAAGCTAAAGCTATTAAAGATTATTCAGGTGTAATGATAAAACAAATATTACAAATGGGTAAGGTAGATAATAGAAATCCTTTTGAAACATTAAGAAAAGTAGGAGAAAGATTAAACTTAGATGATTTTTTACAAAAAGGTGAAGAACTTCCAAACGTTATTAATAAATTATTAGGACAGGAAAGAAGTTTAAAAAGTAATGTATTATTTACTACAGCTAATATGATGTCCGCTGTATCTAACAAACAAATGTATGATTCACTATCAAGAGCTATGTTAAAAGATGGTCAAGTATTTACAACTGCCGCAGCAGCAAGAGCAGGAAAAGGCACAGCAAACGTTGTACAAATAGGTAAAATAGAAGGTATGTCCGGATTAAAAACTACATTAAGTGATTTATATACTGACGCTGAAACAGCAAGAATTCTTACAACTAACAGAGGTCCTTTAGATATTTTAGCAGAAATCCCTGTCTATGCTACAATGCTACAGTTTAAAGCTGGTGTACAATGGGGTAAGACAGTAGGTTCCCCTGCAACAGGATCAAGAAATTTTATTACTGCTGCTGACTTTGCATTAATGAGAGGACTAATTGGTGGTAGAGCTTCTGTTATCAACTCAGTTAAAATGCAAATGGATGATATTTATAACTCAGGAAAATTAATAGGTTCTGCCGAAGAAAAATTATTAGCTAATATAGAAGAAGGAATTAAATATGGTGCACTAGATGAAAACATAGTTGTAACTGAATTGAGAGAATTATTAAAAGCTACACAAAAAGGAAAAGGAATTAACTCATTGGATGGTTTGATTAAAAAGGCAGGTGAAGCTCGGATCGTGGAGCTTATGGGTAAATTATATGCAGGTGGTGACCACGTTTGGAAATGGTATGGCTACAACTGGTATAAATCTTTCTTATCTGATTACGCTAGAAAAGATATGGGAAGAATGAAAAACTGGTTTACAAAAGTAGCAGGTAGAGAATTAGATATGCTTAATAATGACGGTAGTAAAAAAACATTAGATGAAGCAATTAAAGAAGCATCAGCTTATTATGTAAGAAATACTATGCCTACATATAGTAAAGTACCACCATTAATTAAAGGTGTTAGAAATTTACCACTTGGAAACTTCGTAGCTTTTCCTGCTGAAACTTTAAGAGGTACTTTTAATGTAATGAATATTTCTACTAAAGAAATTTTATCAGGGGATCCAATTTTAAGAGAGATGGGGTACAGAGGTTTGATTGGAATGTTTACTACTCAAGGTGTAAAAGGATTAGCTTTAATGAAAACTTATGGCGCTATTACAGGATTAACTCAAGACATTATGAAAGATTACCAAGCAAATTTAGCTCCAGGATACCAAAGAAACTCACAACTATTAGCTATTACTAAAGCAGTTAAAGGTAAATTTAAAATGGTTGATCTATCCACAATTCTTCCATATGATTATGTACAAAGACCTTGGAGAGCACTAAACAATGCCATACAAAAAAAAGAAGTTACAAGTCAAAACTCTATGAATTTTATGATTGGTTTAATGTTTGATGAAGAAGGTCCTATTAGAGAATTATTAGATCCATTTATTTCAACACCCATTGGTCTTGAAGCTTTGAATGATATTAGAAGAGGTTATACTAAAAATGGTAAAAGAATCTGGGGAGATCTAGATACTGATGAACAAAAAATGAACAAATCTTTTGATTATATGACAAAAGCATTAGAGCCTGGTGCTATTACAACACTACGACAATTATATTCTTCTATGACAGGAGTACCTTACAAAGGTAGAGTTTATGATGAGCAAGATGTATTAACTGGTTTGTTTACTGGTGTTAAACCATATGATGTAGACATAAACAGAAATATAGATTTTTTAATTAATGACTATAGTAAAATTAGAACTAAAGCTTTTCAAGCAAGTGCTATGTATAACCTTAATGCTTACGGTGATTCAATTACAAATGAATTTATTGATATTCAAAGAAATGTAATGATTGAACAAGCTAGAATTTATAGAGCGTTTCAAACAGCTAAAAAGTTTGGTGTAACTAGATATAATATTAAAAAAGAAATGAAAGAAAGAAATTTATCTAGAAAAGATATTAGAAATATATTATCTGGAAATTTTGTTCCAATTAATTTTAGTGAACCTAGATTTGACGGTAAAATTAAAGACTTAAGAAAAATAGAAAAAGATAGAGGAACAAATAGAACTATTAATGTTAGTTCTTTCTATCCTAAGTATGAATTAGAATCTATTATAAGAAAATTAAAATATCAAAAATTAGATGAGCAGTTTAGATTTGATAAAATTGAAACAGACACTCCAAGATTTCCACAAGGTTTAACATCAATTGCAGTACCACAAACAAATAATCAAACTGCTAAAATAGTAACACCACCTTTACCACTACAACCTGCTCCAAAAGCAATACAAACTGTAGCATCCCCTGTGAATCAAGCAACAGGATTAACTAGATCTGAAGCCGCTTTATTATCTCCTGATGAACAAGCAATTAGATTAAATCAAAGGGGAGTAGCTTAATGGCTATTGAACCTAAATCAACAAGAGAACATATCTTATCACTTTACGGATACATGACTGGAATTAAAAAAGAACTTATTAAAAACAAGCAAGATTTGAAAAACCTTCACGAAGATGTCGAGAAAATGGGCGGTAAGATAGACAAGATCTATTGGGTTCTTTTAGTAGCTGCGGGAACAACTACGCTCTTTGTGATAAACCTTTTATTTAGATGAAATTAATACTAATTCTTGTATTATCTAACACGCTTTTTGAATTAAAACCTATTGATGTTCCATCAGGAATGTCTTGCTCACAACTCTATGATAAGGTAGTATATTACGTTAAGAATCCAAATTATTTTCCAGATTCAGGAGAAATTTGGATACAAGGATTTCATAACAAACAACTTGTGGGAGGATACTATTGTGAAGCTAAGTAAAAACTTTCATCTATCCGAGATGACTAAATCGCAAACCGCGGAGCGTATGGGTTTAAATAACAGTCCTAATGAAGATCAAGTTGAAAATTTACGCCTATTATGTGAGCGTGTTCTACAACCGGTACGAGACCATTTTAATGATGTCATAACCATTTCCAGTGGATTTCGTGATATAATTCTTAGCGAAAAAATAGGTAGTAGTAGAAAATCCCAGCATTGTCGTGGTGAGGCGGCAGATTTTGAAATATTTGGAACTGCTAATAATGAAGTCGCAGACTGGATTAAACAAAATCTTATGTTTGACCAATTAATTCTCGAGTATTTTGAACCAGGACAACCTAATTCCGGATGGATTCACGTCTCATATACTAAGGAAATCAATGCAAATAGAAAAGAATACTTAATGGCTTTAAAAAAAGATGGTAAAGTTGAGTATAAACCTATATTAGGTCTGTCTACGGACAGATATGCAAAATAACTTATTAGTACATAAACATTTAATTATTAGAGCGGAAGCCCTTCGACCTCCTATGGATGAAGAGCAGCTTAAAGAATGGTTTCAAGAATTTGTTGAATCTATAAATATGAAAATATTTATGGGTCCTTATGTTAAGTACTGTAACATGCCTGGGAACCGTGGAATAACAGCTGTTGCAATTATAGAAACTTCACACATTGCTATGCATATTTGGGATGAAGTAAGTCCTGCGTTAATGCAGTTTGATGTTTACAGTTGTGGTGAGTTTAATGTTGAAGACATTTGTAATAAAATTAAAAAAGATTTTGATATAGAGAAAATTGAATATAAGTACTTGAACCGCGAAACGGGATTACAAGATATTTAAATCTCTAATAGTTTTTGTGGTAGTAGTTGGTTTAACAGCTTGATATAAACCCAGGACTAAGAGAACCGAACCAACTCCGGCATTGCTGCCAAGAACCTACCACTATCCTCAATGTTCATCTCTCGTCCTATTCTGTAATTCTTTAAATCCAATCTCGCCAATCCTCGTCCATAATTTCATTAGCTATATTCATCTTAGATCGTAATGCTTTAACTATCTTTTCATCCACAGTTTTTGGTGTTATAAGGTCAACATATGTTACTGATTTATCCTGACCTATTCTATGTGCTCTATCTTCTGATTGTAATCTTTTTTCTAAATCATAACCGTTAGAGTAATAGACAACATTATTAGCTGCAGTTAAAGTTATACCATAACCACCGGTCTGAGGATTACCAACAAAGAACCGCGCATTGGATTCTTTGTCTTGAAATCTATCAATAGTTTTTTGTCTTTCATCTGAAGAAATTGCTCCATAGTATTGAACAATAGATTCATTGCCAAATTTTTTAGATACAGCTTCTACAATAGCTTCAATATCATAAATATAATTAGCCCAGATAATAACTTTACCTTCAACTTCTTCAAGTACATCTAATAATTCATTGAGTCTATTATTTTTAAGTTTAGTTATTGTACCATCATCATTCTTTAAATGACCACAAGTGATTTGTTGTAATCGCATCATTTGTGTTAAAACATGAGGTGCGGTAGCCATTTTGCCTTTTAGTAGAGCGAGGGCCGCGGATTTCATAGTAGAATAAGCTTCAGTTTGTTCTTCCGTAAGTTCTACTTCACGTCTAATATAGACTTTTGGAGGTAAATCTAAACAATCTTCTTTCAATACTCTATAGGAAAACTCTTTTAATATTTCAGCTAACTCTTCTAGTCTTTGATAATGAGTTATAATTTGTACTCTACGACCACCAAAATTAGCATTTTTCATAACTGCATATCTATTTCTAAAAGAATAAAAAGATCCACAACCTAAAAGATCATCATCTAAAAAGTTACATTGACTAAATAAATCTAAAGGTGATTTAGTTACTGGAGAACCTGTAAGTATTCTTTTATATTTTGCAAGTTTGCCTAAAGCTACAATTGCTTTAGTTCTTTTAGCAGTAGGTGTTTTAATAGTAGTTGATTCATCTACAGCCATTAAAGTTCTATGTGTTCTTAAAAACTTACCTGCAAATTCTAAACCTTTTTTTGTACTAAATGCCTCAACATTCATAATTAGGATGTGTAGATCATACCCTGTTTCAAATAATGATTGATACTCTTTATCCTTTGTCTTAGATGTTGAAGCCGTCCACAGTACCATTTTTGGATGTATATGACTAGCTAAATGTGTAGGTATTTCTTGTGATAACCAGTTTCTATATACACCTTTTGGTGCTATAATTAATGCGCCATTTATTTTACCTTTATCATAAAGCATAGACATATTATCTACTAATACTTTTGATTTACCGGTACCCATTTCCATAAAGTATGCATATTCGGTTTTTTCCCACGATTTTTCTAATGCAGTAATTTGATGTGCATAAGGTTTTGTTTTAAATTTATAATTCATAATTATTTTCTTCTTTCTAGTTTTTTTATTTTTTTTACTAATTTAACCCTTGTAACTTCTGCTTGTTTTAAATCTAAAAAAGCACCATTAAGTAAAGATTTTAATCTTATAACTTCTATTTCAGGACTTCTAATATTTTTTATCATTATTTTATTCTTTCTAGTTGACAAATATATAAATACTATTATATAGATAGTCAAGATAATAAATAGAATTAATAGAATAATTAGAAAGAAGTAAAATGAAAAATAAAATATTTGAATTGTATAAACCAAAATCTTTAGCTGATTTTTTAGAGTTTAAAAAAGAGAATCCTAAAGAAAATTTTGTTTATGTATTACAACATCCACCGGCTAATATAAATATATTAGGTGCATCTGACTTTGGTTACTTGGTAATTTGTTTGCCTAACTTTGGTCCTGATTCACAGATAGTATTCTCATCATCACCCTTTGTTTTTAAAATGGGAAAAAACTTAAGAGATGTAAGAGAACAAGATTATGTACTACTGACAGGAGATCCAGCAATAATGGTTGTGTCTGGTGCAATAGTAAGTAATAATACAAACGGCAAATTTAACCTCTTGAAATGGGATCGACGAGAGTCTAAATACTATCCAATTAACTTCGATCTTTATCAGAAAGGATAATAATGAGTAATGAAGTAACAAACATGATGTTAGAAGATTCAACAGATTTTTTAGACAATATAGAAATTTCTACAATTGCAGCAGAATGTATAAATTTAAAAAAAAAAGAAGATGAAATAGAAGAACTAGAAGAAAAGTTAAAAGCTAAAAAAGAAGAAGCTGATAATATTAGTTCTAATATAATTCCAGAACTATTGGCCGAACAAGGTTTGAGTGAAATTAAACTTGCAGACGGTTCTAAAGTTTCTGTTAAAAAAGAATTTAGGTGCACACTTCCAAAAGATGAAGTGAAAAGAGATGCAGCCTACCAATGGCTTCGTGATCAAGGGTTAGGAGATATTATTAAAAACAATATCTTTGTAACGTTTGGTAAAGGAGAAGATAACAAGGCGAAACAATTGTTGGACCTTGCGGCAGAGAATGGCTTTCAACCACAGCAGAAATCTGATGCGGCGTGGAATACATTAACTGCCCTGTACCAGGAGCGTGTTGAGTCCGGGCTCGACATGCCTTCTGATGTTTTTAATACGTGGATTAAAGACAAGACTAAAATAACCCGAAAATAAAGGAGAATATAATATGAGTACAGAAGTACAAAAGAAAGACACAGGATCCGCAACTTTATTTGGTGAGGACCTACATAAAGGTTTTGAGAATATGACACAAGAAGATATGGCATTGCCATATGTCAGAATCTTAGGCCAACTATCAGCACAAGTAAATGAAGGTGATGGAAAATATATAGAAGGTGCTAAACCTGGTATGATTTTCAATAATGTTACTGGAGAAGTGTTTGATGGTAAAAAAGGTATTAAGGTTATTCCTTGTTACTATAAAAAAGATTACCCAGAAAAATCAGATAGGGGAGATGCTTTTGCTACTACAATAGCAGTTCATTTACCTAATAGTCCGATTATTCAAACAGGTAAAAGAGAAGGTGCTAAAATTAGACTACCTAATGGTAACTATCTAGAGGAAACTTCTTATTACTATGTTTTAATGGAGACTAAAGCGGGTGGAATGACACCGGCGTTGATTACTATGAAATCTACTCAACTTAGTGTTAGTAAAAATTGGAATTCTATGATGAAAACCATACAAATTGCTAACGGTAAAGGTGGTTATGCAACACCACCAATGCATGGAGTTGTGTATAATTTGGCTTCAACACTACAAAAGAATGACAAAGGTTCTTGGTATGGTTGGGCTATTACACAAGACAGAGTCATGGGACAAGAGGATAAATCTTTATACATAACTGCTAAAGAATTTAACTCTAGTGTTTCTAAAGGCGATGTGCAGACTAAGGAAGACGTAGAAGAGAAAAGTAAAGATAGTACTCCGTACTAAATTTAATTTAGGGGGATTGAAAGATCCCCCTTTACAAATAACATAGAAAGGAATATATGAATAAGTTCAAACAAATTTTTAGCGGATTAACAATAGCATATGGACAGTATCAGCCCGGTGACAGAGGAGAGAATGGCATTAAACAAAAAGGTAAAGCCTTCATTGTTCGTAAACCTGTTACCGATGAACTCTGGACAAACCATCTTGAAGGACAAGGAGCTGCCCTTGGAATTATCCCTATCACAGAAAATAATGATTGTAGGTGGGGGTGCATTGATATTGACCAATACGACCTTGATCATCTTAGCCTCATTAAAAGTATTAGGGGTTTTAAACTCCCTGTAATAGTTTGCCGATCTAAATCAGGCGGAGCACACGTCTTTTTATTTGCAACAGAAAATATTCCTGCATCTTTGATGCAATCAAAATTAAAACAAATGTCTATCATACTTGGTTATGAAGGCTCTGAAATATTTCCAAAACAAACTGAGATTTTAGTGGAACGTGGTGACACTGGAAACTTTTTAAATCTACCTTACCACAATCAAATGAAAGGACTACGTTATGCTATCAACGATGAAGGCAATGGTTGCACGCTTGAAGAATTTTATAAATTATATGATCTTTATGCACGAGACAAAGAAGCTGTCGAAAAAATTAAAATTGAAGAAGAAAAAATAACAGAAGCATTTCCAGGAGGACCTCCTTGCTTAAATAAATTGGCAGCAATTGGTTTTGGTGAGGGGTCTAGAAATAATGCATTGTTTAGTATTGCAGTATATTATAAACAAGCTAATCCAGATACTTGGGAAGATGAAATTGTAAAAGCAAACATAAAATATATGGAACCTCCTTTAAGTAATAATGAGGTTCAACAATTAATTAAATCCGTTAATAAAAAAGGTTATGATAAGTATAGATGTAAAGACGCACCTATTAATGCTGTATGTCAATCTGGTTTATGTAGAACAAAAAGATTTGGTGTAGGATTTGGTGAAGAACAAATGCCAGTGATTGGAACTTTAATTAAGTATGCTTCCGCACCCCCGCAATGGTTTTTAGATGTAGATAAAATTAGAATAGAATTAAAATCAGAACAACTTTATAATCCAGGTATGTTTGCTCTAGCATGTTTAGATCAAGCTAATTTAATAGTACCTGTACCAAAACAAAAAGATTGGAAACAACATTTTTTAAAACCAATGATGATGGGATTACAAGAAGTAGAACCGTTAGAATCTTTAAATCCTATGAATGAAATTACAGGACTCTTGCAAGATTGGACTACCAATAGACAAAGTGCAAGAACTATGGATGATGTATTTAATAAACTTCCATACACTGACAATGAATTTACTTATTTTAGAATGGAAGACTTCTTTAATTTTTGTAAAAGAAATAATTGGGATAAAGATAAAAATCAAACAGGTAATTTATTAAAACAATTAGATGTGTTTGTTGAAGAATCTAGAGTAAGAGTTAAGAAACAACAACCTAGATTAATTAAAATAAAAGCTATGAAACAATTAGATGTTTCCATTTCTAAAGTAGAATATCAAGAGGAGCACTTTTAATGAAATACGGTATAACTAAAAAACAATTAAAACTTCTTAATTTTATTGAAGAGTATATTAATAAAAATATTATATCACCATCTTATGATGAGATGATGGTAGGATTGAATTTAAACTCTAAATCTACTATCTCAGCAAAATTAAAAGAATTAGAAATAAGAGGATGGATACAAAAAATGAATGGTAAAAATAGAAGTATAAGAGTTATAAACTAATGAAAACAATAATATTAGGACCTCCTGGTACAGGTAAGACAACAACATTATTAAACTTAGTTGATGAGTTTATACAACAAGGTGTACGTCCTAAACAAATTGGGTACTTTTCGTTTACTAAAAAAGCAGCTACAGAAGCAGCTAATAGAGCGGCGAAGAAATTTAACTTAGATCTAGAAAATGATCTATCTAATTTTAGAACTTTACACTCTTTAGCTTTTAGAAATTTAGGAATGACTAAAGAGAAAATGATGAAACCAGAAGACTATAAGGAATTTGGGCAGAAATGTGGCATACCTATTAAGACTGCTAGTTATTCATCTGAAGATGGTACATTTAATTCTGATAATGAATACTTAACTATTATTAATACAGCACGTGTCAAACGTATGGACTTGATGGAGTATTATGATTCAAGAAAAAATATTTTAGATATAGAAAGAGGAACTTTATTTTTATTAGCAGAGGAATTAAACAGATTTAAAAAAGAAAAAGGACTAAAAGATTTTACAGATTTATTAGAAGATTTTATAGAAAAATCATTACCAGGAAGTTTTGAAGTATTATTTATAGATGAAGCACAAGATCTATCTTTATTACAATGGGAAATGGTTAGACATCTTTGGAAGTATGCAAAGAAAACTTATATAGCAGGTGATGATGACCAAGCAATATTTAAATGGGCCGGAGCAGATGTAGATCACTTCATAGCTTTAAAAGAAGAGGTTAATGACATAAAAGTATTAGATCAATCTTATAGAATTCCAGGTGGTCCTATTCATGAGTTATCACAAAGAATTATAAATAAAGTACAGAATAGATTTATTAAAGAATATAAACCTAGAGATGAAATAGGATTATTAAAAAGATATTCTGATATTACACAGGTAGATATGAGTGAGGGTAATTGGTTAGTATTATCTTCAGCTAATTATTTTTTAGATGATGCAAAAGATTTATGTGAAATACAAGGGTGGTATTATCAATATAAAGGTTTTAATTCTATTTCTTTAAAATTATTATTAGCTTTAAACAATTGGGAAAACTGGCGTAAAGGAGATCTATTAAATCATTTAGAAATTAAAAATATTTATGAGTACTTAGGATCTAATGTATCTATGGGTTTTCAAAAAGGTAAAACATTAAATTCTGATTTAAAATATTCAATGAAAGAGTGTCAAGAAAAGCAAGGATTATTAACTGATAAAGTTTGGTATGATTCTTTTGAAGGTCTAGACACTATGACGGAGAACTACATTCGTAATATGAGGGCGAATGGTGAAGCTATAAATAAAAATCCTCGTATAATAATGTCAACAATACATGGAGCAAAAGGAGGAGAAGCCGATAAAGTTTTAATTATGCAAGATATAACTAATGCAGCTTTAGAAACATTTAGTCACGATCCAGATGAATTACATAGATTGTTTTACACTGGTGCGACGAGAGCGAAGCGTGAATTACATGTGTTAGATCCAAGAAATTTTAATAGGGCTTATATACTATGAATTTTAGTGAATATGAGGATATTATTTTAATAACTTTTTTTTCAATTTTAGCACATTTGATAACTAAAGTATTAATATGAACTGTTGGCACTGTAATAAAGAGTTAATATGGGGTGGAGATCACGATATGGAAGATGATGAGGATTACGATATTATTAGTAATTTATCTTGTCCTAATTGTCATTGTCATGTGGAAGTTTATCATCCTTCAGAAAGATTAATCAAAGAATATGAAGACTATAAAAAGGAAAAAAAATGAAGTCATTAGAAAAACAAGTGGGAGGTAGTCATTATAAAAAAATGGTTATTCAACCAGCGGAATTTATTAACAAAAACAATTTGCTTTTTGCAGAAGGCAACGCTATAAAATACATCTGTAGACATAATCACAAAGGAGGAGGAGAGGACGTGAAAAAAGCTATACACTATTTAGAAATGATATTAGAAAGGGATTACTCATGAGAAATACACAAATGCCATTATTCGCACCAGAGACTGAATGGGTTGCACCAGAAGGCTTAAAAGATCTATCGGGCGTTAAAGAAGTAGCTATAGATTTAGAAACATATGACCCACATTTAATGACTCAAGGGTCAGGTAGTGTTATTGGTAAAGGCCACATTGCTGGCGTTGCGGTAGCCATAGAAGGCTGGTCCGGATATTATCCGATTGGACATGAGGGTGGAGGAAATATGGACAAAAAACTAGTTTTACAATGGGTTCAGGACTTAGTTAATCAAGAAAAAACTACATTTATATTTCACAATGCAATGTATGATGTTTGTTGGTTACGACAAGCAGGTATTAAAATTAGAGGACACATTGTTGACACAATGATTGCAGCTTCTTTGATTGATGAAAATAGAATGTCTTACGCATTAAATACTCTAGCTAAATTTTATGTTGGTATTGGTAAAAATGAAAAAGTATTACAAGAAGCAGCTAAGAGTTATGATCTTAACCCTAAAGCAGATATGTGGAAACTTCCTGCAATGTATGTAGGTGAATATGCTGAACGAGATGCGGAAGCAACTTTAAAACTTTGGCAAAGATTAAATATAGAATTACATTCTCAAGAACTTATGGATGTATTTAATTTAGAAACTAAATTATTTCCTTGTCTAGTTGATATGAGATTCAAAGGTGTAAGAGTTGATCTTGAACATGCAGCTAATTTAAAGAAAAATTTAATTGTTAGAGAGAACAAAATACTTAATAAAATCAAGGAGTTAACAGGTATTAATGTAGAAATACACGCAGCAAGAAGTATCGCTAAGGCTTTCGACAAATTAAAATTACCTTATGATAGAACTGAAAAAAGTAATGAGCCTAGCTTTACTAAAAACTTTTTACAAAATCATCCACATGAATTAGCAAGATCAATTGCGGATGCAAGAGAGATTAATAAAGCGCATACAACTTTTATAGATTCAATTACAAAGCATGCTCATAAAGGTAGAATTCATGCAGACATAAATCAAATAAGATCAGATCAAGGTGGAACAGTTACAGGTAGATTCTCTATGAGTAATCCTAACCTACAGCAGATTCCAGCAAGACATCCGGAGATCGGTCCTATGATTAGATCTATTTTTATTCCAGAAGAAAAAACTGTTTGGGGGTCATTTGATTACTCACAACAAGAGCCTAGAATTTTAGTACACTATGCAAAGTTACAAAATTTAGAGGGCGTGGATGAAATTGTTAATGCATACAATGAAGGTGATGCAGACTTCCACCAAGTAGTAGCAGACATGGCCGGTATAGAACGTAAGCAAGCCAAAACTATTAATCTTGGATTAATGTATGGAATGGGTAAAAATAAATTAATGTCAGAACTTGGTTTACAAAAAGAATCTGCTGAAAAATTAATTAAACAATATCATACGAAGGCACCTTTTGTTAAACAATTAATGGATAATGTATCTCGTAAAGCAAATGATCGTGGTAAGATTAGAACTTTGGGTGGACGTGCATGTCATTTTGACCTATGGCAACCTACACAATTTGGTATTTTTAAACCATTACCATTGGAACAAGCTAGAAAAGAATATGATGAACCATTAAAACGTGCGTTTACTTATAAAGCTTTAAACAAATTAATTCAAGGTAGTGCGGCCGACATGACAAAGAAATCTATGGTAGCTTTGTATGAAAGTGGTATAGTACCTCACATACAAATTCACGATGAAGTAGATATATCTGTAGAATCTGATGCTCAAGCAGAAAAAATTATTGAGATTATGGAATCAGCTGTAGAATTAAAAGTCCCTAACAAAGTTGACTACGAATCGGGTGCTAATTGGGGTGAAATAAAATAAAATAAATCTTTCATATGGGAAAGATTTTTGATAAAATATATCACCTCATCATAGATACATTGATGCAGTTGGGCTTATTATTGTTATTTGCCGTAACTTTTTTAACTATATATATAATAACTTTTTACCTAATGATTAGGGATAAACTTTATGGATTTAAAGAAAAACAAAAATGAATGTAAAAAATGTGGTCATGAGTGCCATTGTCTGGATGTTCTCCACACAGATGTGTACGGTATATGTACTTGTGATACTTGTGAGTGTGACGACCCTAAAAATTCTGGGGAGGAATGTTTGTCATGTCAATAGTGAAACTTTTAAAAAAGAGCTTTGTACTCGTGCCAGTGATAACCTCAATTTTGGTTGGAACGTTTACGGGCGTTAATTAATTAATATGGAGGCTTTTAGGATGGATTACAGATTTACAGCAATATTAATTGTTTTAATGGTGGCCCTGGCTTTATTAGGTGGACCCGCACAATGAAATTTATATTAGTAATAAGTTTATGTTCATTTTTAGAAAACCAATGTTTGCCACCAGCACAAGTTAAAGCTGAATTTAATTCATGGAAAGAATGTACGATTGCTGCACTAGAAATATCTAAAGAAATAATAATTGCACAAGAAAATAACTTTGTTAATGACAACAGAGTAGCAACTCAATTTGTATGTAGAGAAATAGGTACTATTTAAATGATTAATAGGTTCTGGTATAATTTCTTTGCAAAGATAGATAATATTTGTGAGTGGATCGCGGATCGTTTTAATAAAAAAAATGACAAGAAAAACTAACACAATTTTAATAGGATTACTGGGTACAATTTTAATGGGCCTTGCAACGTGGGTAATTGTAACTATGGTAGAACTCCAGGTTTTAGTGATGATGATTCAACAAGAACTAATGGACCTTGACAAAGTTATTGGCCGGATATATAGTCATATGGATCGATTATCAAAGAGATGAAAAAAATTAAAAATAAAAGAATGTCTTTTCAAACAGAAATTGTTAAAGGTGAGTGTCCTACGTGTAATCAAATCACAACTTTAGTCGGAATATCTTCTCAATTTTATAGATGCATGGAATGCGGAGGCGATTTAGAACAACATGTTAATGGTAAAATAAGTTATCTACCTATTATGTCTTCAAATACAGATGGTGGAAAATTTTATGTTAAGGAATGGAAGTAATGCCATTCAAATCTGAAAAACAAAGAAAATATTTATTTAAAAACAAACCGGACGTTGCAAAGAAATTTGCAAAAGATTCTAAAAAGAAAACTCATAAAATGCCTAATGGTAAAATTATGAAAGGTGCTAAACACAGTGGCTAAAAGATCAAAACATGCCGAACACGCACCGCGGGATAAACCTAGGAAACGTCCTGGAGTTCACAAAAAATCTCAAAACAAAAATGAGAAACGTCAAAAAAATCAAAACAAATATATCGGTCAAGGTAAGTAGTTTATAATCATTCTAAAAAGCCTGCGCATCCGTTTTAAAGGATACACAGACTAAGGTGTGAGAAGAGATTCTTATAATATATTAAAATTATATGTTTGACAAGCATTGATTTATTGGTATACATTCCCATATATAAAACGAATCAACAATAGAAAGGAAGTAAAAATGGCAAATCCACTTAAGTTTAAATCAGTTAGTGTCCCAATAGATACTTACAAAAAGCTAAATTTTTTAGCTGATAATAAGGTTACCGACGCACACCTTACTATAAGTAAGACAATTGAAATACTAGCAACTGAACGAACTAAAAAACTAGGGTACAAAAATGGATCAAGAAAATAGCTCTCATATAGCTATCTGTAATGAATGTAAAGGTAATGGCTTTATAAGAATTTCGAAAGATTCTTTTAGTAAAGTTAAACAATGCAAACATTGTGGTTCAGAAGGGGTAATGAGAATAAGGGAGCCGGCAATTGAAGAGCTTGAAGAGCTTGAACAAATGGCAAATATAGCGAGGCTACAGTGAGAAGAATCTGTAGCTTCTACTAATTATGAATAATCAACTAACATTATTTCCTGAAGAAGAATCTTTAACAGTTGAAAAAGGAATTGATTTTATAGATTTAAAAGATTTAGTTCAAACCCGAACTGATTCATTTAAAAAATTTGGTAGAGATAAATATTTTATTTATAAAACAGGGGGTATTAATCCTTTTATGACAGGAGAAGGAAAAACTTTTCCTTTTGTACAAAATAAAATAACAGGTCGTATTTTACAACCTACTTTAATGGGTGGAATAGATGATTATCCAAAATTATCTTTAGGTTCAGATCTTCTGGAAGATAGGTCTCCTGCTAAAGTAGCTTTTCATTGGTTAGTAGGTACTGCTTTTATAGTTAATAATATGCCGGATAAGAAAAAAATAGTTCATCATAGAGATAATAATAGACATGATTATAGAATACCAAATTTAGAATGGGCAACCCATACTTATAATTCAGAAAAAACAAACCCTAGAGTAACCCAACAAGAAATTAGAGAACAAGCAAGACAAATACATGAAAGGAAAATAAAATGAGTGATTATATATGGATGGAAAAAGAAAGTAATATGAGTGAGCAAGAATGGAACACTCATCAAAAATGGGTTCAACAATTTTCTCTTACTAAATGGTTACAAAGTTCATTCGATGGAAACTATGTAAAAATTGATACTAAAGGTCCGGGACTTTTTATAGAAGATAACAAATCAATATCAAAACCTTCAAAATGGAATTATGATGTTGCGGATTCTTCGGAATAATTATGAAATACTTAATTATACTTATCGTAATAACAGGGTGTGCAGGTAGCGACTATGATTTTAACCCAACAACTACGATACTAAAACAACTGATGAAAAAAAATAAGTAATGGCCTATAAATATAAAGAACAGGAAAAAAAAACTAAAGCAGAATGGTACCAAAAAAATAAAGAACAAGCAAAAGAAAATAGTAGAGAATGGTACCAAAATAATAAAGAACAAGCAAAAAAAACTAGTGTAAAATGGTATCAAAAAAATAAAGAACAAGTAAAAGAAAATAGTAGAGAATGGTACCTAAATAATAAAGAAAAAAAATCATTATATGGTAAAGAATACTATCTGGATAATATAGAAAATATAAAAGAATATAGAAAAAATAATCAAGAACGAATGAGAATTTTAGAAAATAATAGATATAAAACAGATATTAATTTTAAATTAAAAAAAATTCTTAGAGGTAGAATTGGATCAGCTTTAAAGGGTAAAAATAAATCAGCTTCAACCATGGAATTAATTGGTTGTACCCCTGATGAATTAAAACAACATTTAGAATCTAAATTTGAACCGTGGATGAATTGGGAAAATCAAGGTCGAGGAGGATGGGATATAGATCATATTATAGCTATGTCTAAATTTGATTTGAGCTGCCCTGTTCAACAACATGCGTGTTGTCATTACAGCAATCTACAACCTTTAGGACATATTGCTAACATAAAAAAAGGAAATAAATAATGATTCGAAATAATAAATACATATACCCTAAGTCGATGAGAGAGACGATTGATGGTAAAAGACACTATGCGATTAAACAAGAAAAGTTACCA